CTGCCTTGAGTATTGGTGGAAACGCTGCGACTGCAACAACATCAAGTAATATCACAGGAGGGAGTGCTTATGCCTTTCCGTATCAAACGGGTTCTGGTACGACTTCGTTCCTTTCTGCGGGGACTTCCGGGCAAGTTCTCCAAACACTAGGTAGCGCATCTGCTCCGCAATGGGTTAGCCAATCATCTTTGTCGGTTGGTTCTGCGAGTAACATTGTCGGTGGTTCTGCTGGAGTAATTCCATACCAAACAGCTATCGGTGCAACAGGATTTATTGCTGTTGGCTCTACTGGACAATTGCTTCAGTCTAATGCAACTAGCGCCCCAACATGGGTAAATGCTAATACTTTGAGCGTGGCAAGTGCGACTAATTTATTGGGTGGCGCTGCTTATTCAATACCTTATCAGTCTGCACTTAATGCAACGACATTCCTTGCGGTGGGTAGTTCAGGACAGGTTTTAAGCGTTACAAGTGGCGGTGCTTTGACTTGGGCAACACCAACTGCTTATGCAACTGTAACGGACGACACGACTACTAATGCGACACGTTATCCTTTGTTTGCTAACCAAACATCGGGTAATTTATCGACTGAGTACACAAGTTCTACTAAACTTCAATACAACCCTAGTACAGGTGTTTATTCTTCACCTAGTTTTTACTCAAGCGGAACGTCTCAGTTTGGCAATGGTTCTGCCAATTACATTCAAATTCAGGGCGGTGCAACAACTGTAGCTCCTGTAATAAGCGCAGTTGGATCAGATGCAAACGTGCCTTTAGTGCTACAGCCACAAGGAACAGGAGCATTACAAGCACAACAGACTACATCTAGTGCTACAGGTGGTAATGCTAGGGGTGCTAATGCGGTTGATTGGCAGACTGCTAGGGGCAATGCTAACCAAGTTGCAGGAAGTGCATATTCAGCAATATTAGGTGGTTCTAATAATAGAGCAGCAAATAGTTGGACTGTTGTTAATGGTGGATATAGTAATTCCGCAACAGGTAATATTAGTTACATTGGTGGAGGTTCTTCTAATACTGCTTCTTCAGACCTTGCTACTGTGATTGGTGGTCAAAGCAATACCGCAGGGGGGTTTTATAATTTAATTGGTGGAGGCGCATCAAATTCAGGGACGTCTGCTTCAACTGTAACTACTCAAGCTACCACAACAGTAACATCTGGCTCTACTGCGGTTACATTAAGCGGTTCAAATGCTTCAATTAAAGTTGGTCAGTTGATAACTGGTACAGGCATTGTTTCTTACACTTATGTCTCAGCCATTTCAGGAACATCACTAACCCTATCTCAAAACGCTAACGCATCTGGCTCACCAACCCTATCTTTCTACACACCTCATGGAGTAGTAGTAGGTGGTGGAAATAACCAAGCAACAGGCTCATATAGCTTTATTGGTGGTGGTGGTGATGCGGGTACTAGTGCCAATCAAAATATTGCTGCGGCAGATTGGTCTGTTGTTACAGGAGGTCAAAAAAACACAATTACTTCTGGTAATATAGGTTCTGTAATTAGTGGTGGATACTCTAATTCAATTACTAGTGGTACTTCTTCTAGTTATTATTATGCAAACACTATTGTTGGTGGATTTACAAATACAACATCAAACCAATGGAACACAGTTCTTGGAGGTGCAAATAATAATGCAAGTGCTACTATAGGAGCAGTTACAGTTGGTGGTAGATATCATGTTGCAAATGGAAGTCTTTCAGTTGCAATGGTAGGAACCAATGCTTATACAAGGTTTATTACTGGTTATTTAGCAATAGGAGTTGGTAATGCGGTTAACAATGCAGGGCAAGTTCAAGCGGGAACTTTGGTTTTAACAAACTCAACCACAACTACTGGTGCAGTTGTTTTAACATCTGATTTAAATTCTGCTAGTTCAACAAACCAAGTAGTATTATCAAACGGACCATCTGGAACAGTATCTGTATACACATTTAGAGTATTAATATCAGCGCACAACTCAGCAAACACAACTGATATTGCGGGATGGGAAATCAAAGGTGTTATATCTAGGGGTAACGGAGTAGGAACAACTGCATTAGTTGGAACACCAACAGTAACATTACTAGGAGCTACATCTGGTGCTATATCAGCAGGATGGGGAACATTATCAAACGTAGCGGCAGTAGCAGATACGACTAACGGAGCATTGCAGATACAAGTTACTGGTGTAGCATCTACTACGATCAGGTGGTCAGCCCGTGTTGAAACTAACGAATTGGCTTATTAATCATGGCAATCAACGAAAACGCAGTCACAGACACACTAACACCTACTACAGGGACTTTAACTGTTGCGGGAACAGAGTCGGTTCAAAACATAAATATTACGGGTACTGGTGAGAATTTATTTTTATATTCAAATACATTTAATAATAGTTATTGGAAACTTGCAACTGGTTTGGCAACTCCAACAAACACCATTACAGATCCATTTGGTGGCTCAACTGCTTGGGCAATTCCTTATGTTTCAATATATCAATCTTTTCTTTCAACAATATTTTTAGTTTCTGGAGTAACTTATACAATAAGCTATTGGCTTCAAGCCACAAGTGGAACAAGAACTTTTGTTCTTTTAGGCGCTTCTTCATCAACAAATTATGGAAATATTACCGCAACAACCACATGGACTAGATATTCAACAACATTTACTATGGTGTCTACTGAGCCACTTTATATTTTACAAGATAGAAACGCTAGTGGATTTCAAACTTTAAATATTTATGGGGCACAACTAGAAATTGGTTCAGTAGCAAACACCTACATTCCTACAACAACAACTGCAATATACGGAACACCTACATTAAACTTTAGCGGTGTATCTTCTATTGGTTTACAAAATGATGGTTCTTTATATGTTTCTCCAGCGGGTACAGGAGCATTACAAGCACAACAAACAACCTCATCTATTACTGGTGGAAATGCAAGAGGAGCTAATGCAGTAGATTGGCAGACAACTAGAACTGCGGCAACTCAAGTTGCTTCAACTAGTGGTTCTGTTATTGGCGGTGGAGCAAATAATGGAACGGGCGGTGCAGGTGCAAATAGTGTTATTGGTGGAGGAGTAAACAACAATACAACAGGTGCATATCAAGGCGTGGTTGGGGGCGGTGGATATAATGTATTATCAAATTATTATTCAGTAATTGCTGGTGGTTATGCAAATAATGTGGGTGGACAAAATTCAGTAATATCTGGTGGTTTATCAAATTCTGCTCAGGGTTATCACAACATTATTGTTGGTGGTTATGCAAATTCTGGAACATCTGCATCGGCAGTAACAACCCAAGCAACAACAACAGTTACATCAGGTTCAACTGCGGTAACCTTATCTGCATCAAACGCATCAATTAAAGTTGGTCAAATAGTTACTGGTACTGGAATTGTAGGTTCTGGAACAGGTGTATGGACTTACGTTGCCGCAATATCTGGAACAACTTTAACCCTGTCTCAAAATGCCAATGCATCAGGTTCTCCTACTCTCTCCTTTTACACTCCACACGGCATTGTCGTAGGCGGGGGCAATAACCAGGCTACTGGATCCTATTCGTTTATAGGTGGAGGCGGGGATGCAGGAACTAGTGCAAATAGAAACGTAGCCTCTGGGGATTGGAGTTTTGTTGGTGGTGGATGGGGAAATCAAGCTACTGCTGTTGGCGCTGTTGTTGTTGGTGGAGGTCAAAACAACGGATTAGTTTATGGAAATTCAGCATCAAATACTTCTGCATTTGTAGGCGCAGGAGTTGGTAATCAAGCAAGCGGCTCAAGAAGTTCTGTAGTCGGTGGTTACTATAATTTAGCAAATGCTGATTATGCTGCAATTCTTGGTGGAATTTTTGGAAGCGCAAGAAGTATTATTGGAAATCAAGTTGCTGCCGCTTGTAATAACCCAATGGGTACCGCTGCATCAGGAACACAACAATTTGGATTTTTAATATTAGGTCGTCAAACCACAGATGCAACCGCCACAGTTCTTACAAGTAATACATCTGCCGCATCATCTACAAACCAAGTAATACTACCAAACAATTCAGCATATTACGTTAGAGGTTCTATTATTGCAGGTGTTACTGGCGCAGGAAATACGGCATCTTGGACATTTCAAGGAGCAATTAAACGTGGTTCAGGAGTCGGAACTACTGCTATCGTAGGGGCGGGAATAACTGCAACATCTGTAGCGGCAGATGCGGGAGCGTCAACTTGGACAGTGGCTATTACTGCGGACACAACAAATGGCGGTTTAGCAATTACAGTTACAGGACAAGCAGCAACTACAATACGTTGGGTTTGTCAGGTAGAAACCACGGAAATGACTTATTAACACGGAGAAAATCATGGCATTAAAACTTAACCTTTCATCAACTCAATTTGGCGCAGCAGCACCAGAGGCTTACGCTAGAGTTACAAACTTCTTTGGAAACAAAGACAATATCCAAGTACAGGTATCTGTGCATTTCTCAAAGGATGCTAGAGACTCAAATCTAAGCCCAGTGAGAGAAGATGCACACTACATTGGTCTTGCAGACTTAGCGGGTAAAGGCGAACTCATGCCTGCAATATATGAAGTCTTAAAGACAATGGCTCCATACCAAGGCGCAACAGACGTTTAAGTGTGTTTGGGCTAAATGCATTTGCCCAGTCCCCGTTCAATGCGCTGGGCGTACCGCCACAAATACTGAGTTTATCGGTAAGCGAAAACACGACCCTGTCGGACGCGGAAGCAGCAAATGCAGCATTTTATAACCCAATATCAGAATCATTCACACTAGCAGATACCGAATCCACAACCGCTGATTTCTACAACCCACTATCAGAAACATTTACACTAACAGACACCGAATCCGCCTTCCAAGGGTTTTTCCTTAGTGCGTCTGAGTCTTTTACTTTATCTGATGTTGAATTTGCTACTGCTGATTTTTATAACCCGCTATCCGAGACCTTTGCGTTGTCTGAGGCGGAGAACTCACAGTTTAATTTCTATGAGAACGTAACTGAAACCCAGTCTTTTAGTGATGCAGAATCTGCAACTTGGTATGCCCTAGCACAAACAGATGAGGCGTTTACATTTACAGACGCAGAATCCGCCACACAAAACTTCCCAACATCTACATCGGAGGCTTTTACTCTAGCGGATACGGAGTCCACAAACGCCAACTTTGCCTCAAGCACAACCGAAGCCTTTACACTAACCGACGCAGAATCAGCCACACAAAACTTCCCAACCACCACGGCAGAAGCGTTTAGCTTAACGGACGCTGAAACCACAACCCAAGGATATGCGGTTGAAACAGATGAGGCTTTTGCTTTTGAGTATCTGGCGGTATGGGTAAATAACTCAAATCAGGTTGTTCAGTGGGTTAACAATTCTGGAGATGTGGTTGGATGGATTTATTCAGAATTCTCTGCCACGGCTAACTATGTACCGACAACGGCAGAAACATTTACGCTAACCGATGTAGAGACTGGAAATGCCGGATACCCGACTAGCATATCTGATGCTATTACATTTACAGACGTAGAGACTGGATTTAGGGGGCAGTTTGGAACTACTGCGGAATCTTTTAGCCTGTCAGATACTGAAACTTCCAACGCTAATTTTGCCGGAAATGTTGCCGACACCATAGTAACAACGGATGCGGTTACGGCAGTAGCGGTTTATAATCCAACGATAAACGAAGTTATTGTGTTTTTTGACTCGCTTTCTGTAACGTATTGGATTAAAATAAATGACAGCCAAGTTGCTACTTGGGGTACTATTAATGATACACAAACCGCAAACTGGTCAACAATTGATAATAGTCAAAACACAACATGGACAGGCGTCGGCAACACAAGCTCACCGAATTGGACAGGCATTGTAGACACAAACAACCCTAACTGGACTGGAGTTAATAACAACCAATGAGCGTACCTTACATATTTGGAAATGATGTTGGCAATATCCAGTTAGGACAGTTGGATACTAATTTTGCTACGCCTGTTACTTTAGGTTCAACTCCTGTGGCGCTTGGTGGTACAGTTACAACAGTTACGGGTTTAAACACAACGGGGAATGCCGCCAACGTTACCGGCGTAGTAGCAATTGCAAATGGCGGAACAAATTCAACAACTGCTGCAAATGCCTTAACCGCTCTGGGGGCGCAACCACTTTTTACGGCGCAAACGGCTAATACGGTCTATTCTGGTCCATCTACTGGTAGTCCAGCCACTCCAACTTTTAGGGCGCTTACGGCAACTGACATACCAACGCTTAATCAAAACACAACAGGTACTGCAGCAGGTCTAGCAGGCAATCAAACGGCAAATACAATTTATGCAGGACCCTCAACAGGGGCAGCTACAACAGCAACTTTTAGGGCGTTGGTTGCGGCAGATATTCCATCTACTTATAGTGAGTTTGCATCTGGCACGGCATTGCTATTTCAACAATCTACAGCCCCTACAAATTGGACTAAAGTTACAACATACAACAACTACGCACTTAGGGTTGTATCAGGAACAGCAAGTTCTGGGGGGTCGGTTGCGTTTACAACGGCTTTTGCAAGTCAAACTCCGAGCGGTACAGTTGGTACAAGCATCAGCGCAGTCTCCGGCACGGTCAGCACAAGCGTAACAGGTGTTGCAGGCACAGTCTCAACAACGACAGGAAACACAACAGCTGGTGGTTCAGTTGGAATAAGTGGTAGCGTAGACGGCACGGCAATTTCTGTAGCACAGATGCCTGCGCATAATCACGGAGTTTCTGACCCAAGTCATAGTCACGGAGTTTCTGACCCAAGTCATAGTCATGGAGTTTCTGATCCAGGGCACGTTCACGGAGCTTCTCAAGGCTACTTATTTGGACGTGCTGGAGTTACAAACAACTCAATAGCAGTTGGTGGAGACGCTACCAATTACGGAAATAGTTTTCTTTCTGCTTCTGGAACAGGTATTAGTATTTATGGTGCGTACACAGGCGTAGGTGTTAATGGCGCATACACAGGAATATCAACTCAAAATAACGGTTCTAGCAACGCTCATAGCCACACAGTTGGCGGAGTCTCCGGTTCATTTTCTGGCACTGCGCATAATCATTCAGCAAGTAGTTCTTTTTCTTTTACATCTGGAACAGCATCATCATCTTTTGCTTTTACAAGTGGAACCGCATCTTCAAGTTTTACAGGATCCGCACTCAATCTTGCAGTTCAATACGTAGACATTATTATTTGTACAAAGAATTAAAATGAATATCCAAGTCTATGATAATTTGTTTCAAGAAAAAATAATGGATAATGCCATTAAAACTGTTGAAGCTTGTAAAGATTTTTATCCATTGCATCCCACAGACGTGGGATTTAAATTAAACTGGACTTTTTACAATCCAAAAAATAATATTAAAGAATTCACAAGCCAACCCATGCTTGATCTTTGGAATGAGGTAAAAAAAGTACTTCCTGAAGAAGCAAAGTTAAGCAGAGCTTATGTCAATGCTCAACCTTTTGGGATTGAAGATTACATACATCAAGACGATACAGACTTGCAAAAAGGTTTAACGGTTATTGTTTATTTAACTCCTGCTTGGTTGCCAGAATGGTTTGGACAAACTGTATTTTTTAAAACTACAGATAGATTAAGTTTTAGATCTGAAAATGACATTATTAAATCAGTACTTCCAAAATACAACCGAGTTTTAGTTTTTGATAAAGATATCCCACATTGCGTATCACCCCTATCTAAAAAATTTATGGGTATTAGATTTACTTGCATGTTTAAAATAGAACTATGAAAATTGAAGCAAAAACAAATTGCCCATTAGACGGATTTAAACCTTGCAGAAAACTTGAATGTGCTTGGTTTATGAAAGTGTCTGGTACAAACCCAAATACAGGAGAACCTGTCGATGAGTGGGGGTGTGCAATTCCTTGGATGCCCATTCTTATGATTGAGAACTCCCAACAACAAAGACAAACCGGCGCGGCAGTAGAATCTTTTAGAAATGAAATGGTTAGAGCTACTGAAATGAGTCAACAAGTATTACTTGCTACATCGGGCAAAACAACGTTTTTAGAAAATAAAGGATAAAACATGGCAGCAGATTCACCCTCCCCGTTACTACGCTTAAACCTTATGGGCACTGGCAATGATGCCGGTAGCTGGGGTACAAACACAAATAACAATCTTCAAATTGTTTTAGAAAACGCAATTGCCGGATACCAAGCCGTGTCAATTACAAGTGCATCTCAAGCACTTACTGCAAGTAATAGTTCTTCTATAGATCAGGCACGTGCAGCGCTTTTAAAAATCACAGGATCAACGGGAACAGCAACGCTGTATGCACCGCCAGTATCTAAACAGTATGTTATTTACAACACTCTTTCTGGCAACTTAACGATTAGCAACGCCACAGCAAACAACGGTACAACGGCAACAGGCGGATCAACAGTTGTAATACCCACAGGAACTATCGTTACTGTTTGGTCAGACGGTACAAACTTCTTTTCACAAAATACATTTTTGCCTGGCACAGTGGCGCTTGGTAATCCCTTAACTATTGCAAACGGTGGAACAGGTGCAACTACTGCTGCAGGAGCATTAACAAATTTAGGTGTTGTATCCGCATCTTTACAAGCAGTGTATCCTGTAGGTTCTATTTATATGAACGCTTCAAATAGTACAAGTCCAGCAACGTTATTTGGTTTTGGTACTTGGACAGCATTAGCCGCAGGACGGATGTTACTTGGTAATGGTGGTGGATACTCTGCTGGAGGCACAGGCGGTTCATCAACAACGGCACTATCCACAACCAATTTACCAAGCCACACGCACGGTTCTTCTGGTTTGTCCGCAAGTTCAAGTTCAAATTCTTCTGCATCTACTAGTGTTAATATTAGCGATCCAGGTCACAATCACACCTACACATTTAAAACAACAACTGGTGGAACACTTGCTGGAGGAGATCCTAATAGCGTAGGTAACGTTACAGTTAACACAGGAAATGCAGTTACAGGAATTAGTGCATCAGCAAGTACAAGCGTAACTACAAACACATCCACAAGTATTTCTGGTAGCACAGACGCAACAGGTTCAGGATCTGCGTTTACTACAATTTCTCCATACTTGGTTGTTTACATGTGGCAACGTACAGCGTAATATGGAACCCATAAGTATTTGTCTAGGTGTGCTCTCTGCTGTAAAGCAGGGCGTAGCTCTGTATAAAGAATACAAGTCTGTTGGCAAAGAAGCTTATGGAGTAATGCAGGAAATTTCTACAGGGCTTGGCACGTTCTTTGAACACCAAGAAAAAGCGCAACAAGAAATAAAAGAAAAAGAAAAGAACCCGCCAAAAGGTAAATCTATTCAGGCGCAAGCTTTAGAAAATGTACTTGCCAGAAAACGACTGCAACAAGCTGAGTACGATCTACGCCAAACATTGATTTACGATACGCCCCCAGAACTGGGCGCTATTTGGGAAGAGTTTCAAACGGAACGGGCTAGGCTTGTAAAAGACAAAGCCAATTTTGACAAAGCTCAAAAAAAAAGGATGCGCAAGAAGCCTTGGAAAGGCGTGTTTCACGCGATAAACGAAACTTTCAAATCGCCGTTATCGCCAGTATTTTTGCAGTCTGCTTGACAATTTTTGGTTTGATGTTCTATATTAGACAAGATTATTTAGCACGGCGAGAAGATGAAAGTTGGTATATAGAGTTTAAAAAGAACTTTATGAATGATGGCAAAGAGGTTGAGTGTTACAAAATGTTTAGGCAAACTGGGTATCTACCAAGATACTGTAATTAGGAGAATGATATGTTTGGTTTAGATGCATTACTGGGAATCGGCAATAAGTTAATTGACAAGTTAATTCCTGACCCACAAGCAAAAGCGGCTGCTCAATTAGAACTTGCCAAAATGCAACAAACAGGAGAGTTGGCACAACTTCAAGCTGACGTATCCGAACAACAAGAACTGACTAAGCGCTTACAGGCGGACATGTCTAGCGACTCTTGGTTATCTAAGAATATTCGACCTATGGTACTTATATTTCTTTTGGCGGCTTATACAGGGTTTGCAGTAGCGTCTATGTTTAATTATGAAACTCGTGGCTCCTATGTTGAGCTGCTTGGTAATTGGGGCATGGTCGTGATGAGTTTTTACTTTGGTGGACGTACATTTGAGAAGATTGCTGATAAGGTGAAAAAATGAAAGACTGGACTTTAAAAGGATGTGTAACTTTAATTGCAACAGTGTCCTTAATGGGCGTTATTGCTTCTATGATATGGATGTTTGTACAGGCAGTGCTTGATCCAACAGTTGATGATAAGGTTGTGTTTGATATTGTGGGTCCCGCATTTCAAAGTATCTGCGGTGGCTTTTTAGGTTTAATTACTGGTATTCATATTGGAGAAAAGAAAAATGATTAACTCAAGGGATTTAAATGAACTACTACCACAAGTTAAAGCAAAGGTTGACGCTTTTATTGAAGCCTGTAAAAAGGCAGGAATCGACATTCTTGTTACGTCTACTTACCGCGACAATGAAAGCCAAGCGGCGCTATATGCGCAGGGTAGGACGGCACCTGGCAAAATCGTTACCAACGCCGGACCTGGCGACAGTTTTCATAATCATCGCTGTGCTATTGATGTTGTGCCTCTCGTTAATGGCAAACCAGATTGGGATGGAAGCCACGCCGTATGGGCAGAAGTAGGTAGACTTGGAGTTGAAAATGGGTTAGAATGGGCGGGAAATTGGGTGCACTTTAAAGAACTAGCACATTTTCAGTACACCGGTGGTTTGACCATTGCTCAATTAAAAGAAGGCGCAACTATTGCGTAATGCGTAATGCCATTAACGAAACTACAATTTACTCCAGGCGTTAACAGAGAAGCTACGACTTTAGCCAATGAGGGTGGTTGGTACGACTGTAATAATATTAGGTTTCGTTCTGGTTACCCAGAAAAAATAGGTGGTTGGGTCACAGACACAGGCACAACAACGTCAACGCTCCAACCACCAACAAACCAAGGCTCAACACCACCCACAGGCTACACATGGACAACACCTTCTTTTTGGGGAGTTTGTACTAACTTAATTTCCTGGATCAGTCTTGTAGGGTATTATTTGCTTGGGCTTGGGACTAATTTAAAGTATTACATTCAAAACGGTATTAACGGTTCTTTTTATGATGTAACCCCCATACGCCTGACAACCACAAACACTGCAACATTTTCTGCATCAACAGGCTCTAAAACCATAACAGTAACGGACAATAGCCACGGCGCCATTGTTAATGATTTTGTGACTTTTAGTGGGGCTACAAGTCTTGGCGGAGCTATAACCGCAACCATCCTCAACGCTGAATTTCAAATTGTTTCCGTCACAGGGATCAACACATACACCATATTATCTAGCGTTGCCGCAACATCAAGTGATACAGGAACCGGAGGAAGTGCAGTTGTTGCTGCATACCAACTTAACACAGGCAATGCTATTTATACACAAGCCTTGGGTTGGGGTGCGGGTCCTTGGGGCGGGACAACTGGAAGCGCTAATACTGGAGGGTGGGGACAACCTGCGTCTTCTAGCACAATTGGTGTAAACATTCGTCTGTGGTCTTCTGCTAATTATGGTCAAAACTTGGTTATAAATCCTAGCGGTGGCGGTCTTTATTACTGGGCAGTAGATACAACACCAACAAATTTTAACCGTGCCCAACAGTTATCTGCCACAAACACTAATACACAAAACGGCGTTTATTATTGGCTAACTGACAGTGCTATATTTACAGGTAGTATATCTGGTACAACTTTAACTGTTACTGCCGTTACAACAGGTTTCATTAATATTGGTGCAACACTTAACGTTACAGGTTCTCCAACCATTACCGCACAAACAGGAACAACCAATGGTGGTGTTGGAACTTATACGATAAGCAGTTCTTTGACTGTAGCCAGTACAACTATTACATCCACGCTAAATACATGCCCAACACTATGTAATTTTGTTATGGTGTCTGATCAGTCTAATTTTGTGATTGCTTTTGGTTGTAATGATCCTGGTGGGTTTTTAACATCAAGCACTACAACAATTGACCCTTTGCTTGTGCGTTGGACAGATCAACAAAACATACTGACTTGGTATCCAACTTTAACCAACCAAGCAGGTAGCCAACGCCTTAGTCAAGGCTCTGCCATAGTTACTGCTATTCAAACACGCCAAGAGATATTGATTTGGACAGACACAGCGCTATACAACATGCAGTATCTTGGTCCTCCGTATGTGTGGGGTTTTCAAACAATGGGCGACAACTTGTCCATAATTTCCCCTAATTGTGTGGCGGTTGCAAACAATGCCGTGTACTGGATGGGTTTTAATAAGTTTTACTTTTACAACGGTACTGCACAAACGCTCCCCTGCGCTGTGCGCCAATACATTTTTGACAACTTAAATTTAACACAGTCAGAACAAATATTTTCTGGAACCAATGAAGCGTACAACGAAGTATGGTGGTTTTACTGTTCTGCAAATTCTACGACTGTAGATTCATATGTTGTTTTTAATTACCTTGATCAGACTTGGTATTATGGACAAATGAACCGGTCGTCATGGCTGTACTCACCTCTTAGACAAGTTCCCATGTCTACAACTTACAACGGACAACTTGTTTATCAAGAAACAGGAACAAACGACGGAACAACAGGAACTGTCAACCCATATCCTATTAGCGCCTATATCCAAAGTTCTGATTTTGATATTGGGGATGGTAATAATTTTGGATTCATTTATCGTCTTGTTCCAGACGTAAACTTTACGGGTTCTACATCAAACCAACCCAATGTCACAATGACTTTTTTACCAAGAGAATTTTCTGGTTCTGCTTATGGGACAGCCAATAATCCAACAGTTGCCAGTACGCAAGACTACACAAATACAAGAGAATATGTAATACAACAGTTCACACCACAAATTTATGTACGTGCTAGGGGTAGGCAGATGGCTTTTAAAGTTTCATCTAATACACTAGGGGTTGCTTGGCAATCAGGCACAAATCGGTTAGATATTCGTCCAGACGGAAGGCGCTAAGATGTCACAGTTAAATTCAATTGCACCAAGATTAGCAAACGCTCCTACAACATATGACCAAAACTACATGCAAAATTTGGTCAATATCTTACGCATATACTTTAATCAGTTAGATAATGCAAGCCCAATTAGCTTGGCATCTCAGAATTTGGGAAGTACAATAGCACCTGGTAAGCCTGGCGCCATGATTACCGCATTAAGTTTTAGACAGCCCACTCCTCATGCTAATCCGGTTACGTATCAAATCAGTTTGCCAACGCAAACATTTAAATCGTATTTAAGGTCTGGAGATGTTTATTACGACACTTCAGCTAGTAATGTACTAAAGGTTGTATCATGAGTTTTTTTTCAGATCCATTAGGTAGCATAGGTGGTACTCTATCCAGTGCAGGACTGGGTGGCATAGGAAATGGATTAACCAATTTAAGTAAGTCTTTTGGTAATCAGTCTTTTGCAGAAAAAGCTTTAGAACTTGCAGTTTTGGGCGCAGGTGGATACGCGGCAATGGGGGGCGGTCTTGCTGATTTAATACCTAGTTTTGGTGATACAGCTATACCTGGGGGCGCCCCTGTTACTGATTTATCAACTGTAGTTCCTGCGGGAGCAGAAACAACTATGGCGGGCGCCCCACAAGGAGCAATTCCCGGTGTATCAGCGGCGGGGGCTGCAGGAACTGCAGGAACTGCAGGAACTGCAGGAACAGCAGGAGCCGGTCTTTTGTCTAATCCTTATGTTAAAGGTGCTTTAGCGTTGGGTGGCGGATATTTACTTGCGCAAAAACCAAAAACAAATTTCCCCAACCCACAAACAACGCCTGTTATGGGTTTTACTGGGGCTGGGGGGGTTCATTATCCAACAAGACCTTCTGGCTATGCAGGAGGCGGAACAATACCTGCCAACCCCAATGCACCTATGGTGCATAATGTAAACCCGCAATTTATTGCGCCAACAAGCACACCTGTCGCACACCCTGTTATGCATTTAGCAAGTGGGGGTATTTCTGATTTAGGTTCTTATTCAGATGGTGGGCGTATGCTTAAGGGTCCTGGGGACGGCATGTCTGATTCTATTCCTGCAACAATTAATAACCATCAACCCGCTAGACTTGCCAATGATGAGTTTGTTGTTCCTGCAGATGTGGTGTCTCATCTTGGCAATGGATCCTCTGATGCGGGCGCTAAGAAGCTTTACAGTATGATGGACAGGGTTAGACGAGCAAGAACAGGAACGCCAAAACAAGCTAAAGCAATTCACCCAGATAGGTATATACCCGCATGAGCACAGACATAGAAAAGTTTATTGGTATAACACATCATTTTTCAGATGGTTTGTATGCTAAAGAATCTTTTATACCTAAAGGCAATTTTGGTGTACAGCACAAACACGAGTATGCGCATTTAAGTATTTTAGCTAAAGGCAGAGTTATTGTAGGCGTAGAAAACACAGAGACAGAATACACAGCACCTGCTTGCATTGAAATAAAAGCGGGATTACACCATTCAGTTACGGCGCTTGAAGACAGTGTTTGGTTTTGTATTCATGCAACAGATGAAAAAGATCCAGAAAAAGTGGATCAACTTGTAATAATGAAGGAATAATTATGTGGGCACTTGCTGGCGGAGCTTTAGGCGGGTATTTATTAGGCAGTAAAAGCGGTGGGGGAGGCAGTAACAGCGCCGCAACACCTTCTTCACAATCTGTTACAACTTCAAACATTGCGCCTTGGGCGCAACAAGGTGTTCAATCGCTTATTCAATCCGGTATGGCAAATGCCTACCCACAATATTCCCAAGCGCTTGATGCTTACAATCAGCAAATGGCGCAATACAATGCGCAGGGTGGGGCAAACAATCCAAATCTTACTGCACCAGTAGCTCCCACAAATTTAGGTAATCAAGCCGGGTATACGCCTTTTAATGCGGGTGCAACAGATCCCATGACACAACAGGCTTTGCAAGCCGCGCAAAGCACAACAGCAGGATTTACACCCCTACAACAGCAGTCTTTTAACACTGCAGGAAACATGCAAATGCCTGGGCAGTACGGGCAAGCAACAGACTTAACAAGTCAAGCGGCTCAAGGTTTACTTGGTTCTGCAACAAATGCTGGACAGTATGGACAGATGGGCGCTAACTATGGGCAAATGGGTGCTCGTGCGGGTATGAGCTATGGACAAAATGCACAAGACCCCAACGCTATTGCTAACTACATGAATCCGTATTTGCAAAACGTTCTTAACCCACAAGAACAAGCGCTTACGCAATTGCAAGGACAACAAGGAGCGCAACAAAATGCACAAGCTACGCAAGCCGGGGCTTTTGGCGGTTCTCGCCAAGGACTGCAACAAGTTGCACAAAATGCCGCTAACCAACAACAGATGAATTCTTTGATTGGAACTGGGTATAACAATGCTTTTAATACCGCTAATCAAAATATGCAAACAGCGGCAACGCTTGGTATGCAAGGCGCACAAACTGGTATGCAAGGCGCACAAACAGGCTTAACAGGTATCAACACCACACAAAATGCGTATACGGGTACAGGCGCTCAAGGGCAAAATCTTGCCAATATTGGAACTCAACAACTTGGCGCTCAACAAAGTATTGCCGGATTGCAAAACACATACGGCGCTCAACAACAGCAACAAAACCAAAATATGCTCAACCAAGGCATGGCAAACTATGCGACTATGCAACAATACCCAATGCAACAACTGGCGCAGTTGGAATCTTTATATGCAGGTGCACCACAAAACGTTACAACACAAAACTATACAGCCGCGCCTAGCATGATTTCTCAAGCGGCGGGTCTTGCAACTGCGGGCGCAGGTGCTTACGGGGTATACAACAACATAACGGGTACACCTACTAAAAAGAATGCAGGTGGTCGAATTAAAGCGCCTGATAATCGTAAAAAAAGCGGTGCGGGTCTTGGTGATCTTGCTTTAGCAAAGCTTGGATAAGGAATAAAAATGACTATGATGTCTCCGGCAATGAACGCCACACTACCACAAAACATTCCACAAACAACGCAGTTGTTATTGGACATGAAAAACAAAGGTCAGTTGCAAAGCTATGTGGCGCAACACAAAGATGATCCTGGTTACGCATCTTTATTGTCTTTGGCAATGACGATCAATCAAACTTCTGATCAAGCCAGAGCATTAGCCGCACAACCGCCACAACAAACTATTTCCAATACCGCACTTGCCTCTTTAGCGCCAAGGCACGAAGCATTACAAATGCCAGTAATGCCTCAATCACAAACCGCGCCACAAATGCCACAAACCGCGCCACAAACCGCGCCACAAGGACAACCACCAGAAATGTCTGGTATTGCACAAGCCCCTGCGCCTAACATGCAACATATGGCTGATGGTGGTATTGTTGGATATGCTGAAGGCGGTAACACATATGACGCTTCTGTGTATCGTAGATACGCCGTTGCACAAGCCGAAAAACTAGGATTAGATCCTCGTTTTGTTGATGGTATTTTTACAACTGAATCTAATTACAATCCTAATGCTAAATCACCAACAGGTCCTGTGGGTATTGGGCAACTTACAAAAAGCACGGCTAGAGCATACGGCATCCATGCAGAAGACCGCAAAGACGGCTTTAAAAATATAGATGCTTCTTTAGCGTACATGAAAGATTTGCAAAAGAAATATGATAATGATCCTCAAAAAATGGCGGTTGGGTATAACCAAGGTGAAACCTTTTTAAATAATCATTTAAGAAATAATAATGGTCAACTTGTTCCTGCTAATCTTGGCAAACAAGAACCAAAGAACTATCTTAAAAAAATAAGCCATTACATACCGTTTAATGCTGCAACAGCTTCTGAATTAAATGAAAAGCAACGTAGTAACCAAGTACCAACAGATTTGTCTCTTAGCAAAGGTGAAGAAGTTGTTCAACCTTCTGCCCCAACTGCGCCACCTACTGTTCCTGCAGGTGGGTTAGCTTCTCTTATTCCAGGTCAAGATGTCAAAGCTCCTGCTTATGTGGATACTAGCACCCCAATGGGTAAGTTTGCTGATTATTTAGGAGTGCCTGAAGAATACCAACGTAACATTAATAACACACTTAACGCATTAGGAAGTTTTACTGCTCCCGTATCTGGCGTAGCAAAAGGCGTTGGTGCTGTATCTAAAGGATTGGCGCCTACAGCAGAAGCAGTAGCTAAAGCCGAAGCACTTGCAAAAGTTGCTAATACACCCCGCTTAGTAGCTCCTACAGCAGAAGGTATTTCTGCATTGTCTGCAGAATCACAAGCCACAAGAACAGCCGCTGAACAAGCGCGTCGTATGCGTTTATTGCAACAAGATCAAGCCGCGGCAAAAGGCGCACAACAGTCTGTTGATGCCGCAACACAAACTGCTAATATTGCAAACGAAGCAGAAAAAGGGCTTGCGCAAATTGCACCCAACGCAAAACTAAACACCATAAAACTTGCGGATTCTGCTAAAGCTATTGATTTAATGCATGCCGCTGAACAACCACAATCCCCATCAAACATTAACACTGTGCAAAACGCGGGTGTAGGTTCAGATACAACTGCGTCTATGGGTGCAAACTCTTATGATTTTAAACCTGACTATAGTTTTAACGGATATATTAACGCCAATTCAGCGCCATCAAGCAACGAAGCAAAACCACCTTCTGCCCCAACAACAGGAGGCATAAACCCCGCAGCACCAAGTGGACAAGGACTTAAGCCTACTGGCGGTAGAGACTGGAATGATTTCTTAATGAATTTTGGTCTTGGTATGATGGCAGGAAAATCACCCTACGCTTTACAAAACATAGGTGAAGCAGGTATTGGCGCACTTAAAGGTGCACAAGAACAAGAGAAACAAGCACGTGATGAGGAACTCAAACGCCAAGAAATGGCTATGATGAGAGACTATTACACAGGTGTAGTAGGTGCTAAAAATAAAGAACTTGAAATGTTAGGTCCTCATTACTCTGCTCAAGACGAAATTGCACGTTTAAACGCAACAAAACCAAGATCAGATTTAGAATTTGCGTATAACAATCCAGGCGCTTTAAGAACCTATCAGCAAATGACTCAAGAAAAACAAAACCAAGCTGCTATTGTTGAAAAAATGCTAGTAGATCCTTTATTTGCAAGCCAACATCCTGAATACAAACCTTTATTAGATAACTACATGAAATCTGCGTTAAGACCTAACACAGTCCAAAATGCAGCTGGTAATGTGCGTCCATAAATGGCATAATGGAGTTTGGCTTTTAACAATTTAATTTTATGGCTGAATACTTACCACTACCCGACGGTTCATTTGCGACAGTCCGAGAAGGTGAAACACCTAACGAGGCATGGGTGCGTTCGTTAAGAGAGTATCCAGAAGCATTTGCTGTTAAAGAAACGCCAAAACAAAAAGAACGTCCCGGTCTTTTAGAGTCTGCTCAGTTAGGCGGTGAATCTTTAATATCGTCTGAACGTACGGGTCTTGCTTCTTTATTAGGCGACAAAAACGAAGCTGTTAGAAATGCTTTGCAACGCCAACAGTCTATGCAAGACCGTTATGCTGAGCAGCCCAGCTATACAGAAGTTAAAAAGAAATATGAAGAAGAAGGCCTATTACCCGCTATAGGCGAGTATGTTCGACAAATACCAAACGCTATGGCGGAACAAGCTCCGCAAATAGCGCAGTCCGTAGCCGGTGCTAAAGTAGGAGCTAGGTTTGGTCCAGAAGGCGCTTTGGCCGGTGCTTTTATTCCTTCTTATTTACAGCAGTACGGTGGCTTTTTAGAAGCACAAGCGCAAGAACAACAAAAGCAAAATAAACCCATAGATGTAAGTAGAACATCTGCGGCTGTCGCCGCTGTTCCTGCTGCCGCAATTGATGTATTAGAAAATTTTATACCAATGGGGCGTGGTCTTGCTAAGTCTATTTTTGGTCCTGGTATTGAAAAACTGCTTGCGCGCGGTTTAACTGCAGATGCAGAAAAAGCGGCAATGGCTAAACTTGCAGATGAAGGGTTTGTTAAAACGCTTTTAAAAGGTACTGCAAAAGGAACAGCAGTAGAAGTGCCCGGTGAAATTACACAGCAATTTTTAGAACGTGCTCAAGCAGGACAACCTTTATTTAGCGATGATGCTTTTGCTGACTACGGACAGACTGCTTTTGAAACATCTAAATTGGGTTTACTTGGAGCAGCAGGGCGTTTTTCTGATAAGGCAAATGCACGTCAACAAGCCGCATTAGCAAATCGTTCCCAAGCTCTTGGCGAACTCCCAACAGAACCAGGCGCTGAACCTGCAGTAGACCCTGCACAATTACACCAAGACAAACTTGCCAATGACACAGACTACATGTCTAAGTTTGTGCAAGATTATGAAACACAGCAACAAGCATATAAAGACTTACAAAAGCAAACGAAAAAACCAGATATTAAAACTGCGCTTCCTGCTGATATAGAGCAGTATGAACAAAATAAAGCACAGTTAAAGCAAATGCGAGAAGTGCTTGCGGCGGGATCAAAAGACTATTTAAAATACCGCCCTATATTTAATCAGTTACAAACACAGCAAGTTCAACAACAAAAACAAGCTGAACAACAAAGACTGCAAGGCATTGAACAACAAGCTGCAGGTATCCCACAAGAAACACAACAACAGCCATACTATCAAGCGCCTCAAGGGCAGTTGGCGGGTATGGCACCGCCCGGCATAGACCCACAAGCGCAACAACAGTTACAGCAACAACAAGCCGAGGCGCTATACACCCAACAACAACGCCTTGCACAACGCCTTGAAGCTCACCAAGCAGAAGAATCAGAAGCTGCAGGTGCGGGTAAATTAGAAACTTTAAAAAATCTTAGACAAACCGGCAAAGAACTACAAGCACAACATGACGAAATTAATGCGCAATTAAAAGCATTGGGAGGCTATAAGCCTACAGAAAAACCAGTTGTTGCTATTGAAGATTTGCAAACTAAACTTGCAAAAAAACAAAAAGATTTACAAAAGTTAAGTGGTCCTGGCTACGACCCACAAAAAGCAGACAAGTTAATTAAAGATATTGAAGACTTACAAGGGCAGGTGCAAGAGGCTAAAAAGAACGCGCCCCCAGAACAAATGGGCTTTGACTTTGGTGCTGAATTCAAACCAACATATAGCGAGTCAAAAGAACAGACTAAAGTTGTTGGGCTGTCAAAAGAATTACAACAAGCTGTTGAAGAAAAGCAACGCCTAATACAAGCGTACCATGACGAACAAGAACGTCAACAAAAAGTAAACCCTGAAATAGAAGCGCTTCAACGTATTAAAGAAGCGCCTGTTGGTAAAGTAGAGTATCAGCCCCAAGTATCTAGTTTAGTAGATCAACTTGTAGATTCCGCGCATCAAGAAGGTAGACATGCAGGGCGTGTCATTACTGGGACTAACCCAGAAAAAATTGATCAACCTTCAGCACTTCGTGCACAACTGGCTTACGCTAACGTCACAAGTAATGGGGAACGTGTTAACGAACTTAAAAAGAAACTACAAGACTTAAACGAACCTGAAGAAGACACCAGTACGTATGGTAATTTTAATCTTGGACAGCTTTCTAAAGAAGCTGGGGTTACTGGACAACAAACTCAAGAAGGCTACAACGCAAATAAAGTTACACGTTTAGCTCAAAAGCAGTTAGCGGCTTATGATCGTCTTGCAGAGTTTTTAAATAGGATTCGTGAAGGTAATCAAAATGTTTCTCCTGAACGCGCACAAACAATGCGCAACGCCGCAGAGCGTTTAAAAGAAACTGTTATTGGCTTAGCTCTACAAGAAGCAGATGCTAAACGTACGCAAATGCGTACTCCGGCTATGACGACTGCCGAACAAATGAAACTTGTTCGGGAGCTGAGCGGTGTATTAAACGAACTGATTGAAAGAAGTGTGGGCTTGTTTGAACCCACACGCCTTGTTGGAGAACCTGCACAATACAGGGCTAACAAATTAATTAGAGAATCTACGCAAAGACAAGAAAGACCTCCTGTTGGTAAACGCGTATTTAATAATTACAAAGCAGCTGCTAACTCTATTAGAGCGCAAATGCGTTCAGTTGTTGATGCCAATACAGGCACAACAGAAGGAAATGTATCTAAACGTAAACCAATTACTAAGGGTCCTTTTGCACTTAAAACGCAATTTGCAGGACAAGAAACGACTGTTAATACACAGTTTGCAGAAGCACTTAAACGTGCCAAGTCTGATACAGAACGCACAGACCTTGAAGAACTACAAAAATCTTTTAAAAATTTAAGTGATAACAGTAAAGAAGAAGCGCTTAAAGAAATTCGCAACGTCATCAACGGCAGAACAATGTCGTTTACATCCACGCTTAAAGATGAATTAGCGGATTTAAAACAAGCACGTGCTGACGAAGGCGCTCAAGCTGAACTGTTTCCTGGTGAGTCTGAAAAAGGTGTAACACGTACCACAAGCAATAGATTTTTAAAATACCTTGACAGTAATGAAGTAAACAAAATGCGTGCCTCTATTGTGGCGGCTAACAAACAGGCAGAAAAAGAAGCTGATAAAGCCAAACAAGCACAAAAAGAAGCTGAAAATATTGATGGGCGTGTTGATAATTTGTTGCTTACATCTGCTGCATATTTAACTGCTAAGCCTGAAGAAATTGTTGGGCTAAATAAAACTGTTACTAGAGAAGAAAAAGAAACAGAACTTAAAAACGTCAAAGCACGTAATGCCAAGGCTGTTGAAAATGCAGCAGAAATTCAAAAAGAAATAGACGCCGTAGTTATTCGTCTTAATAAAATTGTGCAAGGCGCTGAAGAAGCAAATACACATAATCAAATACACTTAAAAGAAATTCAAGGGATTTATGATTATATTGCTCAAAAATTTTTAGAGCGTCCCGGTGTTAGAAAGTTTGGTGCTGACTTAGAGTTTTACATAAAAGAACTGAATAAAGCGCAAAAGTCTGCAGATGCAAGTGAACGTGCGTACAACGCCGCTAGACGGATTAAAGACCGTGTTATACAAGATAGCAAGAACGATTCTATAAATAAGATTGTTCTTGAAAAAGGTAGAAAAGCGCGTGTAAAAATTAAAGAAGCCGAAGCCGCACTTGCTAAAGCCAAAGATGAAGAAGCGCAGGTTAATCGGCAAATTGAACGCTTGAGAAGCGGTGTGTCTAAGGCAGAAAAAGAAAAAGAAAAAGAAATAACTCAAACGCCTACAACTGAAAAAGTCTATCGTGATACGATGGATCCAAAAGTACAAACGGCTGTTATGACTAACCGCCGTGATATGGGTAAAGCCCAAAACGAACTTGAAATTGCTATTGCCACAGGCAATGAAGCGGCTATTGCTAACGCATATAAGACAGTAAAGAAAGTAGATGATGCTTTCTACGAAATAATAAACAACGCGCCTATGCGACGGGTGCAAGCCGGCGAAGAAAATAACATTAGGGATTTGGACAAAGCCCAAACCAAAACTCAAGAAAAAATGCTTGCTTTGGCTGATGAATTGGTTGGTGCTACCTTACCAAGCCGTAGGCTTGAGTCTGTTACTAAGAATAGACAAGGACAAATAAGTCAGAAAGTTTTACAAAAAACTGTAGCACAAGAAGAAAAAGAAGCCAAAGCTCAGGCTGAAGGACCCAAACCGCCTTTGGAAAAAATGGCGGAACTACAACCAAAACTAAATGAACTGCGTAAGCGCATTACATATCTTGATGAACATCCTGCAGCAACAAACGCTAAAGGTGAAAAAGTTCTTAGTAAAAAACAAAAAGAAGTAAAAGCAGAGCTTAACGCACAAGAAAAAGAATTTGCAAAACAACTAAAAGAACTTCAAGAAGAACAAAAAACTTTTATTAAAGAACAACTGGGTAGAAGAACTAAGCAAAAATCTTTTGGTAAAACTGCAAGTAAAGCGCTTAAACAAGCCAGTAAAGAAATTAAAAAGCAGACTAAAACACAAAACGCTGTTGGAGATGTGTACTTTAGTCAAGAAAATGAAGATACCCAAACGCTTGATCAAGTAATGAATCAAAAGGCGTTGTTCCGTACAGTGTCTAATTCAGGTACAAGTTTGTCTGTTTCTGATGTAGCTAAATGGGCTGACAAAATTGTAGAGCGTTGGACTAATGTTCCTGATATTATGACCGTTGATTCTGAAGAACAACTACCTATTGCTCTTAAACACCAGATTGAAAATGCAGGTAGAGCTGGAAAAGTTCCGGGTTTGTACGATCCAGCAACTAGGCGTGTTTATTTAATAGCAAAAAATTTATCTAGTCCGCAAGAGATTGCCTTAACAATTGCGCATGAAGTTACAGGACACTATGGACTGAGAGAAATGCTTGGTAAAGATTACGCCAAGACCATGCAAGCTTTATATGAGAACAACGCATACGTAAAAGAACAAGCTGATATTAAATTAGCAGAAGATCCAAAAATTGGACACGGTATTGCCGTTGAAGAAGTGCTTGCAGAAATGGCGGAAAAAGGCGTTGATGATACGCCTGAACAAAAATCAGCGCTTAAAGAAATATTTGATGCTATTAAAAACTGGTTTGCAAAAACTTTTGGATACAAAAATATTTCAGATGCAGAAGTACGTCAAATTGTTGCTAATGCAAGGCGTTATGTTATTGAGGGCGGAACTAAAACAAACGAAGCAGAAGTTTCTAAAGCAGTTTTTAGAACAGCTAAAGCCGAAGGTTTTGATGAAGCGTTAAAGGTTGCTGATAGTCTTATTGCAAATTCAAAAACTGTACGTCAAAAAGTAGAAGCCAATCTTGGTTTGGCAGGTAGGACACAGTTCCTAGACCGCCTTGCACCGCTAGAAAAAATTGCTAAAGACCAAATGGATGGGCTTAAGGGTACACAAATGATGTACTACTTACGCATGGCTGATCAAAAAATGTCGTTTGTACAACAAGCTGTGGGTAAAGGAGTTCCTGATTTTGTTGAGTACACACGTAAAGATGGGCAAAAAGAAACTATTATTGAAAGCAAAGCGGGTGCTAATTTACACAACGTAGTTAATATTTTAAAAACTGCACCCGGCATGAACGCTGAAGCGGCTAACAAGCTCTTTACACTTTACTTAGCGGGTAGGCGTGCAGAACGCGTTGGGTACGACACACTTAATTTTGGCGTTTCTGCTACTGATATTAAAAATGCCGTTGCAAACATTGAAAGCAATAAGGATGTGTTGAGTGTATTTAATAAAGCGCGAGACGAATACAATAAATACAACCGTAATTTAATGACTTTTTTACAAAAGGCTGGTGTTATTTCTAAGGAAGAAGCTGCACGTCTTGTCAAAGCAGATGACTATATACCTTACTACAGAGAGCGCAATGGTAATGCAGAACTTATTATTGGTAATGAAAACCCAATAACCATTGGTAATTTAAAAGATCAACCACAACTTAGACAGTTGATTGGCGGTGAAGAAAAGATACTAGACTTTTTGACAAGCTCTGTACAAAACACATCCATGATTATGGATGCTGCACTAAGAAATAGAGCTACTAGAAATGCTATGCACGAATTGGTTGGCATTAAAATGGCGACGTTTTTAAAAGGCGCAACCGCAGGTGCAGACATTGTTAAGTTTAAACAAGATGGTGTGGATAAATATGTGCGTGTAGAGACCGATGTTGCAGGTATTCCTGCTGATCTACTTGTTAAAGGTATGGAAGGCATCCCAGTTAATACTTCAGCGCTTATTAAAATTATGGGGAGCGCTTCTTCTTTAGTTAGAAAAGCCGTAACACTTAACCCTGTGTTTCCTTTGCGTCAGTTATTCCGTGATTCAGTTGCGGCTCCAATACTTTCCGGTGCAGACTTTGTTCCTATACTTGGGGCAATTAAAGAACTGGGTAAATCTGCAACAAAAGAAAAATTAGAATCTCGCGGTATTACAGGCGGTCAAATCTTTACGGGCACTAACGAAGATTTAAAGAAAATTCTACAAGATTTTCAATCTGGCAAGATTGGTCTGTCACAACTTATTGCAAGAGCAGAAGCGCTGAACATGGAAGCAGACGCTTCAACAAGACGCGCTCAATACAACAGCTACATTAATCAAGGTTTGTCTGAGATGGAAGCTACGCTGATGTCTCTTGAGTCTATGAACTTTAATAGAAAAGGTTTGTCAACAAGCGTTCGTGTAGCGTCTCAAATTGTTCCTTTCTTTAATGCCCAGTTACAGAGCTTGGATGTTTTGTATAGGGCGATGACTGGTAAGTTGCCTTTTAACGAGCGTTTAAAGATACAGCAAAAATTATATGAGCGTGGGTTATTGATGGCGGGAACTGCTGTGGCTTATGCAATGCTTATGCAAGATGATGAAGCCTATAAGAACGCAACGCCCGATGAAAAATACGGCAACTTCTTTGTGCATATTCCTGGTATAAAAGAACCGCTTCGTGTGCCTGTACCATTTGAAATTGGGTATATATTTAAAGGTATACCAGAGGCGCTTGTCAACACAATGATGAACAAAGATGGAGCTAAAGAAGCTAGACAAGCTTTTGAGAACATAGCGCTTCAAACTATTCCTGGTGGGTCTTCTATGTTTATGCCCGCTTTGTTTAAACCTTTTGTAGAAAACGTAACGAACTATTCGTTTAATACCGGAAGAAATTTAGAGTCTAAAGCACAACAAGTAGAATTGCCGCAATATAGATACAACGATACAACATCGGAGATAGCTAAAAGGCTTGGTTCTGCGCTGGGCTACTCACCAATTAAGATTGACAATTTGATTAGGGGGTATACTGGAACGCTTGGAACCGCACTAGCGCAAGCTGTAAGCATGTCTATGCCAGATCAGGGTCCTGAAAAGACCGCTAAGCGTTTAACAGAAATGCCTGTAATTGGGGCAATGTTCCAACCATTAGATGCAGGTGGACAAGTTGCGGCTCTCTATGATCGTTTAATAGAAATACAACAAACTAAAAAATCATTTGATGACCTGATAAATAAAGGTCAAAGACAAGAAGCAATGGCGCTATTACAAAAGCGTACAAATGAGATAGCCCAAAGTTCTATTGCTGGCAACGCTCAAGCACAACTAAATAACATAGCTAAAGCTATGAACGCAATTAAAGCGTCGAGCATGCCTCCAGATGAAAAGCGTGAACAACTGGATAAGCTACAACAAGTACGTATTAATTATGCAAAAGCTATTAGGGGCGTGGTAGGTACATCATAACCCCATAGCGTCCGTCTTTAATACCGACTTTAACTTTGGCGTTAAGTATTCGTAAACGTATGGCTTGATGTAGACCCTCCTCCTTTATTGGATCGGGGTCGAGGCAGGGGATAAAAAACCCCTGCCCTCTCTCAAGCTTTTGCCAAGGGTATTGCAAGCGCAATGATTTCATCTGCTTCTTCTTCACGTCTGCTTATCTTCATTGCAGCGATACGCATCTGTGGTCCGTTTGTTCTAGCCATCATATCTTTTCTAGTCACATAAGATACGGCGTTCTTTTGCTCCATCTGACGTTTAAAGTCAGCGTATCCAAAGCTCATAGAAGAACAAAAAGATTTAAGTAGGCGCTCCTCTATGAAGAAGTCTTTGCACCCGGCAGTCACCCCGTTCTCAACTCTGCCCATGACGTTTGATTTAGTCGTGGCTTTGTCGATCACCGAGCCGTCCCCCATAGCCGCAGATAGTCCACCTTTTTCTCCGTAGTTGACTATAACAAAGTGACCCCAGTACTCGCGTATGAAAGCGTTAAGCACGTCTTCAGCAGAACGCTTACCGCCATGTACATTCGTTCTCATATAGTAGAGTCTTTGGTGCATGTCTTTGATGATCTCATCAATGGGTAAATCCACGATGTCTGCATGCTGTTTGTTAAATATGATTGCTGCCGCAACTTGAGCACCAATACCTGCCATCCAAAAGCGCTCATCATTGGAAGCTCCAAATTCTGTATACATTTTTCGGACACACTGAGGCACCAATGTTTTTAGAAGCTCGATGTTGTCAACCATGTATTGAACAAGAAGTTCTCCGGCAACCGCATAATTATTAGAGAGCGTTTTAATGATTTCAATTTCTTCTGCCTCCCATGACAACTCTTCGTCCATTACAAACTCAATCAACCTACGCAGTTCACCTTCAGCCGCATGTTTTCTCTCGCCTGTCAAGATGTCAACAACGTGGGTATTAGAAGACATGATGGCGACAGTCATCCAAGTAGAGAGATTGATACGCTCCTTATTAGAACCAGACTCCATACGCTCCTTACCACGACCCTCTGTCATATCAAGTAAGAACTCAGGAAACCATTCAAAGTCTTTGCGGTTCTTAGAAGTTATCTCGTCTGTGATAAGCGGGGTTGTGTTGAGGAGTCCAAGCCTTTGTTGCATTGCAACTGGACTTGTTCCCTTACCTGTTCTGTAGTGAACAGGGTGTCCCCAAATTGATGCAGCCCCTTCGAGAGCAAGGGATTTTCCTGTTCCAGACTCCGTACTTCCACAATGATACGTAATACCATACATCCCAGTAAAACGCATAAGAGGGGCACTAGCGCCAGCCAAAATAATAGAAAGGTGTCCATACATTTTTTTCCTTATAAGTAAATTGATAAAGTTACGCCAACCTTCTAGCGTTCCTGTTGGTCTTGTGTTAGCCACAATGTTTTCTAAGCCCGGCATAGGTACGGGGATGGGGTGCGCCTTATTTGCATAAATCTTTCCTGCAAATACAAAAGTATCATCCTTTTGCCATCCATAACTAGCGGGTACGTTTACTGGTGTTTTTTCTGTACTCATTTTTTCTACACACGCCCTTATGTAGTCTGCTAAATTTTTATCGTTACCTGAACCAAATGCAGCAACAATGTTTTGAGAAGCAAGCGCTTTTACTGTAGCGTCTTTAGCCACAATCGCCTCTTGAGCAAATGTAACTGTTTGCACTCCCTGTGGTCTTGTCGCAATCATATGGACTGTGTGATCCCCTGCACTATTAAGTATGTCTACTGGAAATAAATCATACGGCAAAAGCATCACTTGTCTTTTTATTTTGTTTCCGTTGGCATCCTCGTCTTCTTTCTCCATAAATACACCGCCTCGCTCTCCGTAGGCATAACCCTTTGGTGGTTCGGGGCGCTTTACAGTTTTGATTTCTTCTTTGCCATCTGTAATTTCTTTTATCTCAACGATCTTTTCTTCGTGAGATACTGCGTACTCGCGTCCAAGCGCTAATGGATTTGTGATGTTGCCCCAATGTTTACAACTGGGACAGACACCGGGGTTTTCACTATCAAGTTTTGTACATGGGTATGGACCTTTAATCTCGCTTAGTTTCTTGTGCATACGCTCTAAGTCGTATGGGTGCTTTTCACTAAGCCAGACTGTTGCTTTCTCATGATCTACGCATTTTTGTGCAATACTAAGCAGACCTCTCCAAAGAGGTTCCATGCCGTCGTCTTCTGCGTTCTCAATGTAGTGTGCGATTTGTCCACAGCCATCCCCCTGTGCTGTTATCTTAATAATCTTCCCAAACCTAGTCTGTGAATTCTCAAAAAGTTTAACACTTGTTTCACCACTAATCGCTGTGCCTGGCAGTACAAGAGATGCGGGTTTTGGTTTCATTACCTCATAAGCAGTACCAACCAAATTCCTTTCAACAAGCGCTTTAATATCCTCAAACTCAAAGAAGTCGCCTTCGTTCTTAAACCGAACATTGGTTTGTTCTCTGACTTGTTTGCCTTTACTCTTTACGCCTGTATTAACCGTGCCCGGTACGCGTAGTACCCTAGACGCATCAGCCGTTACTGTCTGATCAATATCTAATCTCTTTTGAAAGCATAGACGTTTGAACCCTTCAGCAACTGGCTTCCAGTCTGCAACCGATTGTGTCTCTGTAAACGGCCAGTATGCGTGTACCCCACCGCCTGACGCAACCAACCAAGGACTGCCCAAATCAGAAAGACCTACGTCATCAGCAAACGCCATGATGGCGCTGACCGCTTCTTGTGCAGAAGCATACGCTTTTGGTTTAATATTTCCATCTGCATCGGGCAAATCTTTAGGATGATTACAGTCAACATCTATTGCAATACATTTAACATTTTGAACATTGGTTTGTACCCGTTTGTTTTCTGTGCCAAATGTACCTAGCGCAAAGTAAATGTCGTAGCTGTTTTTATTCCACGCTTCTATCTTCGTTTGTGCATCTTGTAAGTCCTCAACATAAAAGTGTTCTTTCTTTTTAGTCAGCTCTGCCACGCAATACCTTCCGTTACCCGGAGGTGGCAAAACCGCCGCCATAAAATCAAGCGGTTCCATAGCTATACCTCGGGTTGTTTAGAATAATGCTTGCTGTCTGGTGTCGTACTTGTAGTCTGTATAGCCTTGTTGACCTATAAAAGCTACATCGTCATACCTGCGCAATAATTCTTTTTGCCAATTAATTGGCAAACCTTCGGGCTTATCCAAAAACATTTCTGCGTATTTGACTAACTCTTTGTTACTTAAGGTTCTAGGTTGTATGCCTTGCATATTTTTCTCCATGCTTCGTCAGCCGTCTTAGACGTTGACATTATGTTTGTTAAAAGTTCTACCCTGTCTTGGTATGCTACGAAAATGTCTTTACCTTCAAACCAGTTGTACACAGTTTGTCTAGTAACTCCAAGCGCATATGCAATCTTAGTCACAGGGAAATTAAGGTGTACCGCCCAACGTCCAAGGACGCTCCCCGGCGTTCGGGGAGCATTGGCTACGATACTGATGATTTTTTCAGAATAAGCCATTTATAGTTCACTCATCATCCCAGTCACTAACGATTTCAGAAAGTTTGCTTTTCTTTGCAGGGACTGCGGTTGGCTTGGCGGTTTCTTTACGAACTTCTGGCTCAACTTCTTCCTCTTCTGCAACAGGAACTGCCTTTGCTTTAGCGGCTTTTGGTATTGCTAGACCGATAGCTTTGGGTTTGTCCTTGACACCATCTGTTTGTGAGACTGTCATAACAACTGCACGACTGGCTTCGTCTGATGCACCTTGCTCTTTTGTAATTTCGTATTCTTCTTCAGTCAACCAACGAACAGGAGCAAAGATCAGCTTTGGACTCTCAGACTTCATATCGAACTTCATGCGCGTTACGATCTTCTCAACGTCAACAGGTGGGGATGCTAAAGCCAAGTGACGAACATACGCTTGAAGGGGACGTTTGTCTCCGTCTTCTTTACCAAAGATAGAAGTTGCGGGTAGTGTAAGTTGTAAGATGTCGCCTGATGGATCATTCTCCAACACAACTGCAAGACGCTGTTGATAACGGCAAGCACGGCTATTACCTTGACCTGAACCTGCAATGTTCTGTGGGCAAGTGGCACAAGAAACGCTTTGAGCTTCTTTGATAGATGCGTCTGGTGTCTCGCCATCATTAGACCAGCAATCGGGTCCACTGATATTTTCAGCATCATATGACTTAGCGTAAAACATACGGCTGACTTTAGGTGCTGCTTTAACAACGATCACATCGAGATGGCGGTCTTCAATACTTGCCATTTCTTTGCCACCGGAAATTAAACGAAACACACCGCCTTTGATAGAGATGCGCTTAGATGATCCAACTGCACCGCCCATTAAGGCTCTAGCTGTATCGGATAGTTCTCCTGTCTTAGCAAATGCAGGAACTTGGGATGGGTTAAAAACTGTTAGGTTAGTCATATGTAATCTCACTTAGTTGATTTTAAAACGCGAATGTCATACTCTGCCATAGAGTTAAGACCTGGAGGTACAAGTCCAGGATTTTCTTCAATGAATTTAGCCATGTTAGCTTGTGCGATACGCTTCTCAAGTAAGTCCACGACATCATGTTCAACGACAAAGCGTTTGAACGAATCCCAGTCCTGTGTTGAGTAGCGAGTCTTGGTCACTAAACTTACTGTGCCAAACTCAGTTTTTACAGACGATACCCCTGTGGCTTTCATCTGTTCCTTCATACCGATTTTGATTTCGTCCAGTTGAGCTTTCAACTTTTCGACTTCGCTATCGTATTCTTTTGTAAGTTCGTCAATCTTAGCCTTCATCTTTCTGTAGATTTTGGTAAGCTGATCAAACGGTATTACTTCTGTTTCCATTTAACTTCTCCGGTTGTTTTTTAATAGGTTATTTGTCAAGGGTTAGACAGTATACATGTTTTTTAAATCATTTCAACACCTCCTTTATATTAATTTCATTTTCGAACATCTGTGTAATAAGTAAGTTATCACTTACCTTGGACTCCAAAGCTTTAAACATTTTTTTCTCAATCGGACTGCCTTGGATATGTATAACAGTAACTTTATCGGAGTCCTGTCCCTTGCGGTCAGCCCTTGCAATGGCTTGTGTGTACTGCTCAACGCTCATAAGAGGTCCGTAAAATACAACAGTATCTGCCCTAGTCAACGTAATGCCATGCGCTGTAGCCTGTGGTTGCATAACCAACACCCTAGGGTTTTCCTCATTCTGAAAACGCCTAATAATATCCGAGCGTTTTGATGGGGTAACGTCTCCGTTGATGTAGTTTGTTTGTATGTTGTTGGAAAGCAAGTGGTTGTAGATGGTATCAATGACTGATCGGAACATTGCAAAAACTATTACCTTTCGGTCAGTCTCACGCAGTATTTCTTCAAGCACGTTTAGCCGTGGTAATGAATCAAACTCTACAATCTCTTTGTCATCCGTATAAGCCGCACCACAAGATACTTGAAGAAGTTTACTAACCATAGCTGCAGCATTAACAGCGCTTACAGTTTCTCCTGATGCTTGAATCAGCATCCGGTCTTTAAGTAAGTTGTAATACTTAGCTTGTTGTGTCGTTAAAGGTATCTCACGCGTCATCGTCAACACAGGCGGTAGATCAAGACACTGCGCTTTAGTAAATCTAATAGCCGGTTGCAAAGCTTCGTGTACTAATTCTTTAGCATCTGGTTTTGGTGCCCACTTGTACATTGTGATCTTGTTCATTACCCTATCACGCCAACCTGTAAAGAACATTGGCACACCATCGGGGTTGACTAATTTAGCTAAACCATACGCATCAACTGGAGACTGTGAAGCGGGTGTTCCTGTCATCATCCACAACTGTGTGTTGGGTTTGATAATAGATTTAAGTGACTTCCATCGCTTGGTTGATACAGTTTTGTATGCGTTGGCTTCGTCGACTATGATTAGATCAAATTTTCCATTGCTGTTTATTTCATCTGCTACAAGATTGAGTCCATCATAGTTAGTAATAACAAACTCATAGTCTTGTTGAATCATCTCGATGCGTCGGGTAGATTGCGCGTGGTGCGCGACTACGGCAGAGCGATGTATGATACTGTTGTTTAAGTCGCTGAGCCACGCTGACTGCATGATGGACAAAGGACATAGTATTAAACATCTTCTGACTTCTTTTCTTTGCATCAAATAATCAGCCGCCCATAATGCGGATAGTGTTTTGCCTGTGCCTGGTTCAGAAAACACGAACGCACGTTTATGTAGCGTTAAGAACGCAGACGTTTCTATTTGATGTGCCATAGGTTTAAATCTACCCGGCCATTTGTAACGTCTTGTTATCGGTGAGGGTACGTTTTTAACGCCAAGGTTTTTCAACACCCTTACTTCGTCCAGACCCCAGTAAACTGCGATCTCGTATGTGCCGTTATCTTCACTAAGCACTTTATGCTTAGGAATGAGGGAGTACTTCTCCGGGCTTCTGGTCTTAAAGACCAGCGCCTTATCATCTACTATTTGCATTTGCTTCTCTTATATTTATTTTTTCTTGCCGTAAACTTTGCCGTGATCATCACGCCAACTTCTGTTCACACTCTCAGGTACTACACGCAAATTCTTTTTATTATTTTTACCACCCGCATCGAGCATCTTGATATGATCGACTTCCTTACCATCTCCTTTCTTTACCTTACCCGCTTTCATTTCTAATAAACGCGCTTTGTTTCTTTCTTCTCTTAGCTTGACTTGCTTTGGAGATGATTCGTACTCCGTGTTGTACGCTAGTTTTTTGGGACTTGACTTTGGCATGATTGCTCCTAATGTTTGGGATTAAATTCACAGGTTGTTACAGGACACCACGGACATAGTGGTGTTGGCGTAGGATTCCATACGCCTGTTGCATGCGCTTGCTCAACCCTAGCTACCCTACGGCGGTAATTCCACCACTCAGCTTCGGCTTGATCGAGCGTCATACTTTGCTTCACCATATCATCTTTTACGACAAAAAGCAAAGCTGAATTCACTTTTCTAATATGTGGGAAATGGGCAAACACCATAAGTGACATCAGCTTTAATTGCTCTCTGTCAGGATATTTGTTATTACCTGTTTTATAGTCAACAACTTTGGCAGTTAAGTCATCATCGTTGATAATAAGCAGATCGGCAATACCTCTTACCCAAACGTCTGGACTAGTCCAAGCGCAGGGTTTAAGGTCTGTTGTAAGCGCCATCTTGTACTCACATAACTTGCGCCCCTCAATAGATGCAAGGGCATCGAGCGTGTCTTTAGCAAATTCAAACTGTGGTGGTATGGGCGTAGCATCTTTAATATAGAACTCGGCAGCTTCATGGAATTTTGTTCCATATCTTGTGTGTTCGTTCTCTACAAAAGGAAACTTCTTAAGTACCTTAACCTCATGATACCTACGTGGGCATCCCTCATAGTCTTTTAAAGAACTGTGCGACCATACTACATTAGTCATTTGAATCTCGCTGATTTAACGGCTCTGCTTAAACGAATAGCAAACTGTTCTACAAATTGTTCTTTGTTGTTTAGTCTGTACTCACCCATGTCTACAAGGATTGCGTGTACCAACTCATGCCAAAATGTTTCCTTAACCTCTGTTGGCGTATAGCGTTTGCCTGATTGACTACGGCTATTGAGTTGTATTGCTCGTTTGGTAAATTCAACTGAACCCATTGCGTACTTATCTTCAAGTGCCTCAACAATTTCAACTGAATACCAATTGTCACCTACCTTAATTTTCTTTGGTATTTCTTTTATCATCCTTTTGCTTCTCCATATCTTCTGTTATATCCTCCATCAGCATCCAAAGGTATACCACGCATATAGCTTGGCTCAGCCGTCATCTGCGCTAACACCCAAGGCAATGCCTCCTTCGCTTCCTCATCTGGCACAACGCATATTAACTCGTCGTGCACAGTTCCAACTACAGGGTACCTTTTCTGTACTCGTAGCATCCCGTCTGTCATCACAATGCGAGCAAGCGCCTGTGTGACGTTGTTAGTAATCTTCCCTGCATATATCTTAGTAGCGTCTGGCCCGTATACATACTGGCTCCTACCTTTATCATCTTTAACTTTGCGTAGATCAGGATAAAGCAACTTCATTCCATTGGGTAATTCTATCTCACCCTTGCGAAATGTCAAACACTTGTGTTTACATTCTGCCCCACCATACAACGCAACTTCTAATAGATCATTGCACATTTCCCAAAATGATACGACTTGATACGCAGTAGCACGATATATGTCAATGATTCTTTTAGCGGTCACGCAGTGAATAGCTAACTCAAGTTCGCTACAGTTATGGGGAATTTCCGACATCTTTACCAAGTTGTCTTCCCAATCAAGAAACTTCTCAACCATTTCACTTGTTACACCCAGCTTCTTCGCAAAAGCTTTTTCGTAGCGGACTGGTGGCGCCCCAAGGAAGCCAACCAATAGTTGCGATGCAAACGAAGCCCATCCGAGACCATACCCACAACCCAAGAGCGCGCTCTTTGCAGACTGCCGAAGGTCGGGATGGCTCTCCTTACTAAGTCCGGGTATGTTAAACATTTGCGCACCGAACGCCGCATAAGCGTCACTTCCTGACCTGAAGATCGTAAGCATGTCTTCATAATCACATAGCCACGCAAGGACTCTTGGTTCAATTTGTGAGAGGTCGCCCACGACCAGTTGTGTACCCTCGGGAGCCATAATTGCTTTACGTAAGAACGACCCACGTTTGAGGTTTTGCATATTGATAGCGGATCCTTTGGACGCTGACCAACGACCAGACTTCGCACCATAGTACGATAGCGGAACTGGTAGACTACCTCGCTGACTGATGTCCAAGAACCTTTGCGCTCGTGTGCGTTCTGTCGTTGATTTGACCCGAAGACGCGCTTCACATAAAAGGGCAACGTCTTCGCGTTCACCATTGAGTAGCGCTTGGAAAAGCGCGTCGTTCTTAGCGAGTGCGAGTGTTTCTTTCCCGGTAGTTTTACTGACTTTGGTTGGCGGAACGACGCCAAGCGTTTTAAGTATGGAAGCAAACTGCGGATTCGATGCAAGCGCAGTCTCCTCGATGTTGAGTTTTTGTAGTAGCTTCTCACGTGATGTCCTTTCTTCTTCTAGTGCTTTGAGTAACATGGCTTCATCTAGTACAAGCATTGGGCGCGTGTACATCTTCAGCGTCATGTCGATGAGTCTGAGTTCCTTAGCAGGGTATCCTGTTATAAGTCTATTGAAAATCTGTTCACATAGGTATACGTCGTGTTTACAGTATTCGGCAAGTTCAATCTCCACGTCCTTCCGAAGTTCCACGGCACCATCTGTACTGTGTACGGCTCTCCCTTTGGGGGGAAGATTAAAATCTGACGCAAGCTTGGCGAGACTATTGCCAACCTCCACGCCTCGTAAAGCTCGTGCCATTGATAGTGTGTCGAAAATGAAAGCGGGGTGTGTGTCGTATTTCCATTCGAGTATGGAAACATCGAATTGGGCGTTATGTGCGAGGATGGCTGTTTGTTTCCAGTCGTATGTAGATAAGATTCGATGTAGTTCATCGTCTCGATACCATTGTGTGACTTTGTCATTCCCGTATTCGTGGATACAGGCTCCGAAAGCTTTGAATCGTGCATCTCTTATGTACTCCTCTGTTGTCATCTTACTTAGTGTGTAGTCTTTACTATCCCATCGGGTTTCAAAATCAATGGTCAGTATCGTCTTGTATGGTGCAGTCAATTAAACATCTCCTTGGGGGGCGCGTTGCGCATATTCACATAGCCTATGTGTTCGTCTGCTCTTAGTAGAAGTGTTGCTGCTTCCATGTCGTTGCAGTTAGCGGTTGTTATGGATACGTATTCTGTGTTGTAGGGTTGAAAAAGAATTACTGCTTTACCTGCATCTTTGCCGTAGCAATGCACCAGTTGATACATGATGTCCACCATGTGTTCTTTCTCAAATATTTGCATCTTTTCTAAACACGTGCTTATAACAAATGCTTTTTCTTCATCAGTCATTTAGTATCTCCTCTAGTATATTTAAGTTATCTTCATTTATAACGTGCGCTACACCCCATGCTTTTTTTATTCGCTCAAGGTGCGCTTCTTGTAGTGCAGTTGGTTTGTTGTCACCCGCCTTTGCTTCGATAGCGATGAACCTACCTTTGTGACAAATAAGAAAATCAGGTACACCTGAATTCCCATAGCCAGTACCGATAGGCATTGCATAGTAAGCGTTGTTCTTTGTGAGTATTGCTTTGATTTGCTTTTTAACTAAAGCTTCGGGAGTCATAGCCATTAGTAATGCACCTCATTAAGTTTCTCAATGTAGTGAAATGCTTTTTTTATATCTTCGTCTGTTGCACCTTTGCGCCCTGCACGCATAGAGTACTTGATGATGTTGCCTTTCAAAAACCCTCTAAATTCTTCGGGGGTAAGGACATTTTCCATTACTGTCCAAGGTTGCACAGGCATTTCTTTGTAGTGGTTGCCACCAATTTGTTTATCATCTGCGTTCATTTTCTATTTCCTTTATTGCACGTTCTCTTATGCTTTGGTTGAGTATGTTCTTTAACCAAGTGGAACCACCTAGTCTTTGAAACTCATTTTTTTGCGCTAGGGTCACACGTGCCCCAACTTGTAGTCTACTGTTTGTTAGTTCGGTTTGTGGTCTTGGCATTTGTTTCTCCTGTATTTGTCTTTTACGCCAACCGCTCACGCTTTTGCCTCAAAGCGTCTGATCTCCTCGATGATCGCCCATATAGCGGGTGTGGTGCGTGTTGCGTCACCTTGCATACCCTTTTCTACATAGCCACAAAGTTCTTTTGTTTTGGCGCTTAGGTCTTCGTACATACCCAACAAAATTCTTGCGTTGCCTAGTTCTAAATCAAGCTCTCTTATAGATTCATCCATTGGTGTGCTCCTAAAAATCTTATCAAAGTTTTCTGCAAATTTAGCGTGATCAATATTACTCATCGTGTCCTCCTACTGTGTATATAATAAAACAAAATACCGCAACAATCCATACGGATGCAACGGCAAGTGCGCCTATTAATAAAAGAATATCTAATACCTCATTCATGTGTTTCTCTCCTTTAATTTAACATCCATTTTGGTAATTTACCCGAAAGATATACTTTTTTTGAGCTGTTATCTTTTGATTTTTTTAGTTGGTCTTTGGTTATAGTTTCAAAACCTTTTTTACCAGGATACGCCGATTCTTTGCCTTCTGTCTGCGCCCGTATCTCCATACAGTTACCATGATTAAATTCGTAAGGACTGCCAACCCCTCTTGGTTTTTTACACACAGGGCAAAGGTTTCGTATCTGTTCTGGTGTCATATGTTCTTCTCCATTGGGGCACGACTAACTTTTCCCCACATAATCGCAGGTAGCCATTTAATGTGGCGCTCTATAGGAAAAAATATTTTTAAAACGTAACGATATTCAAATAATTTGATGCTAAGTCTCATGTGTTCTTCTCCTTGAGGTATTTTTCGTAATCGCTCATTAAAGTTACTGCCGTTTTTCTATCCCAGTTTGATGGGTAATACGCAACAACAAACTGTGCTTTTTCCTCATCAGTTAACCCTACCCACTCTCTCCCCTCCACCAACCACACCACCTCATCTTCTTTAATAAGTCTCTCGTGCGGGTTAGGAAGTCCCATGCACCCACGCTCGAAACAAGCTCTATCGACCATTAGTTTTTCGTTCATGTGTTCTTCTCCTTTAATTTAGCTTCTATTGCATTAGCAAAATCAAATACACCATTGGTTATATTTTTTCCAATGCCAGGCTCAGCATCAAAAACTGCAAACCATTCGACTGATATTTCTTCATGTGTCAAACCTATCC